AGATAACACTTTACCATTTAAAGCTAAAATACCTTGTTTAGCTAATTGATGAACAACTATGTTTGGTAGTCTTGCAACACGATAACCTTTTTCGTTTTGCATTGCTTTTGATTTATAAGCACCTTCATTTTGAGCTAATTTATTAGCGTCTAATATTTCTTTAATAGTTGCTTCATCTTGATAGTTTTCAATGTGAAATTTATTCTCAGCTTCATCAACAATCAAATTTGTTTTAACTGCTGCTTGATCATTAGGATCATTAAGTGAGAATTTTTTTGACATTACTTTATTGCTTTTGAGATCATCATATCAATAGTGTCATTAACCTCAAGTCCTTGATTACTTCTCATGCTTAACATTGGATCGTATTTTCTATCGCCAGGAGATGTTTGTTTTGATTGTTTTTTACCAAGACCTTTTGATATTGTTTGATCTTTCTTTATTGAGTTAGCAACAACTTTATATAATTTTGATGTGTGTTTTTTGTTAGAAAATATTGCCATAATTACCTTTCTTTTTTTAAATGGGAGGGCAAAAAAACCCTCCCAATCCTTTATAACTAATAAATATTAGCTTAGGTTAAATATTCCAAAGTTTGCATTTGGTGCTTTAGCACATAAAGTGTACTCACATATGAGTAACTTCTTGTCAGAGTCACCAGTCTTTGCAAGATCAGTAGTTTGGAAAGGGCGTAGGAAATCTACACTCCACATATCCATTTGAAGGATATCTACTCTGTTTGCTTGTTGGTGTCTGTTTGGCACAAACGCAACCTCACCGAAATCTGACACATAAATATCTGTTGTGCCGATAGAGACTTTATCTGAGGCATCTTTGTACTTTGTAGCCACACCATTAAAAGCTGAAGCTAATTGTTTGTGTGTTGGCGACATCATAACTGTCTCAGGCTCGCCTCCCAGTTCAAAGGCAGTTAAAAGACCAGTCTTTAAAAGTGCCTCTGTGAAAGTTCTGTTAGTTCCACCAGCTATAGCTGTTGAACCATCACCAGCTGGTGTTGCTGATAAAGAACCATTTTTTGAGAAGTTGCCAGCTGCACTTGATGTACCAGGTTTGTTACCACCATACCATGTACCAACTGATGCAAGTTCTCTTGCTGTTGAGCTATTTCCAGCTACTTTTGCGTTTTCTACACCAACAAAAGCTCTTTCCATATCTCTCTTTAGTTCTTTACCCATTTTTGCCAACTGATATGCCATTTGTGTTGACATTCCAGCATTGTCGACTGCATCATCTGTACCAGAGATTGTTACTGATTTTGCAGAAATTTGGGTTCTGTTATTTAATCTGACAGTGGCTGTTCTAGCTTCACCATCATAATCGTCACCTTCGATTTGTGCGTTTGCAGCAGCATCTGCAAGGGAGTCTGTCTGCCACTCATATAAAGTTGAGGTCGCAGTTCCCTTAGCTGCATTGCTCATAAAAGGAGTCTCTGAGGGTGAAATATTGTAAATCACATCAGCTAAATCTTCTCTTATTGAGTTTGCACCATCGTAGGAGTCGAAAGTATTGGTCGGTTGACTCATTACTTATTCCTTTCTATGTGTTGTTATTTAGAGAACATCTGTTGAAAAACATTTGCAGCGTCTTGCACTGATCCTGATTTCTTCAGATTTGCTTTTTGAGATTTTAACTTTCTAACATTATCATCATCATCACTAATTTTTGGACTACTTGAGCTTACAACTTTTGAAACTTTTTTAACTTTTTTACTTTTCAAATCAGCATTTTTTTTGATTTGATTGTATCTAAAAGCGTCAGTTAAAAGCATTATGGCTCTGTGATCGACTAGCATAGCTATTTCTTGATCTTTAAAACCTTGTGACCTGGCAAATTCGACTAAATTGCTTCTAAATGCAGGCCCTTTTTTCTCGTCAGCATAAATAGGAAGTTTTTGTTTGAGTATTTTTTTCTCGTTCTCAACAAATTTAAGATAGTTGTCGTCAGCTTCTTTTTGTTTTTCGGCAAGTATTCTTTCTCGTTCCAACTTTGCCTCTGCTTTTGTCGACTCTATTTTATCCTGTTCTGCTTTGACTCGAACATATTCAGCTGGATTCTCTTTGTAGAGTTTATCCAAATTCATATTAGGTTGATTATTGTTCAAAAAATCAATGACATTTTGAAGTTGTTGATCGTATTGATCTCTTTTGATTTTAGCCTCATCGCTAATCTTTAAAACTTCTGCATTTTTTTGTTCGATAGCTCTTCTATCTTGCGAAAGTTTTTCAGTTTTGCGAGTGTAATCACTTTGTCGAGAATATCCCTTTTTGAGTTCATCAAGGGTAACTTCTACATCTTGACCATTAACAGTTAATGTATAAAGTTCCTGATTAGTATCTTGAGGTGTTTCGTCTTCAATTTGATTTATAAGTTCTGGATCTTCTAAATTTTCATCGATATTCGTTTCCGAGTCTTTTACTTGTTCAGTTGATTCTTCACTTGCTACTTCCTGATTCTTAGAGGCTTCAGGATCTAATAAGTTTTTCAGGGATGTAGCTGCCTCACTAACATTTAGAGGCGTGGGCGTTGGTGCAACAGATTCACTTGGATTTTCTGTTGCAGAATCCATCACTGGTTGTTCTGCCATTTATAACTCCTATTTTTTAATTATTTTGCCAGTCTCCATGACTGACTTCATTTGTATCACAACAAGTTCTAACATTCTTCTCATGTGAAAAATATTTTCCCTTTGCTCTGAATTTTTTGGATCACTATTTAACCATTCGTTGGCTAGATCAGATCGAATTTTGTTTACTGCTTCAATGAATAATGGGTGCTCTAATATTTGTTTTGCTTCTTGACTTCTTTTTTCTTCGTTATCTGCCACGAGTGAAACCCATTCCTTGATATGCTTCAGAATTTATTTGTTTTTGAGGCGATCTGAATGTCCTTCTTGCTTCAAACATTTTCTCACTTGCACTTTTTTCTCTATTAGGATCTGGTGGAGAGTAAGAAACTATATTAGATGCACCAAAGTTAGATTGAAATGGTTGAGATGATCTTCCAGGTAAATTTATTTCACCAATATCGTCAGCTTTGTCACCTCTAGTTGTGGCATCTGCCATTGCTTGTGCCTCTTCAGGTGTTTTACCTAAAGTATTTAATGCAAAATCCATCATATTGTCTTTTGCTAATTGATTTTCAAATGCTTGATTGGCTTGTGCTAGTGCAAGGTTACCACCTTTTGCAAAATAATATCCATCATCTTTTTTATCAATAATGCCAGCATCAGCTAATGTTTTTGAATCTAAATAAACACCTAATTGTCCAAAGGGTGTAAATCTTTTGAACATTCCACTTAGCCCATCACCATATAAATCTAACTTACCTGATCCAAAATAAGATTGAACATCATCTGCTGTGCTACCACCTAAACCAAGATTCATAAAAGCATTTTGCTCAGGACTAAAAACACTCCCAACACCTTGATAGGGTGTTGTTGTGATGTCCATATCGTCACCATCTTGTGGAGGCTCTGGCAAAACACAAGCGTTTAATATTGGATCGTAAACTCTGCCCTCACCAGGATATAACTCATCACAATTTGGAATAGTTGGATCTTGTTGGTCAGGAGTTGGTTGTGCTGCTGGTGGTATAAAAGGAGTACTGTCAACTAAGTAAGGGTTAGTTGACGGAGGAGGAAAAGAAGGTAAACCACCAGCAGAGTTGTTGAGGTAATTGTCTATAATTCCTTGTGCAGCTGTGCCTTGTAAAAATGGAGTAAATGCCATTAGTTAAGTCCTTCTTGAATAATTTTTGTTGCCAATTTTTCTTTTTCTATGTTTTTGCCTTCAGCTTTATCTAATATTTGTGTCGCTAATTTTTGTTGATCAAGGTCTAATTTTTGAGCTTGTAGTGCTTCATCAACTTGTTGTTTTCTAACTTTGAGTTGTAATTCTGCTTGATCTTTTGCAGCTTCTCTTTGTAAATTTTGTTGTGCTAAAGTCACTGCTGGATCTTGTGGTCTTGGTCTAGGTGGTCTTGGTGGTAAGTTTTGAGGATTGTTAAAAAACTGACTTGCGTCTTTGTATCCAGCGTGTTCTAAATATTTTTGCAAAGTGTTGTATATTTTTTGTGGATCAACTATTCCTAAACCTCCAGCACTAATTAATTTTTCTTGCACTGCTAAGACTCTGCCTAAAACCTCTAATCTTTGATCTTGTGAGCCTGTGCCTAAACCTACTTGAACAGTTGCATTATATTTGTCATGCCACTCTGTGGGGTTCATTTCAACAAATCTATTTCTTAATTTTATAATTCTAGATTGATCTTGATATTTGCAAACCAATTGAAGTATTCCTTGAAACATTCTTTTAATGCCTTCACTGAAATTTCTAGCATACAGCTCAATTCTCTGTGTAGATGCGTTCATCATGACATTTGCACTCGTAGCAGTTGTGTGTGATTTGTTTATGACATCACTATCTAGTCCCATCTGAACTTTTGAAACACCTGATCTACCTTGTCTGACTTCATCAATTTTATCAATCATAGCCAAACCTTCTCTCATAAAATTAGGTGCTGCCATAGGAGAGACTGCACCAGGTGATTTAACCCTCACAATCCCTCCAGCTCTTGATGTAAGGAGGTCATCAATATTGGCTTGACCATCTACAACTACAGTTCTGGCATTGTTTTGTAGATAGGCATTATTAAGTGTTTGCCTTAATAAAGTTGTTTTAATTTCCTGTATATCACCTATCAGATCGTATATTGATAATCCATAGAAACGATGAGGCATAGGGATAGCAGTAACAGTAGCAAAAGGTATTTGTTCAATTGGTTCATTTTCTAATATTTCATGAGCATTGTATCCTGATCCTCCAACAACAATGTGTCTTAGTTCAGCAATGCCATCATTATCAAAATCACACTTCATATAACAATCAACAATTTCTACTCTTGTCAATAATGGATCTATATTTTGATAATCTTGAGGCATAGTTTCATCGTCATAAGACCTTCGTGTAACTGCCTCTGTGTTATAGATTTCCTCGTCGGCAACTGGTAATTTTTGAACTAATTTTGAGTCAAAACCCATACTAATAAGCTCTGATCTTGTTTTGAAAACTCTTTGTGCAATAAAATTACAGTCATCAAGACTAGTTGCTGTTTTGCTTATAAGCATACTTTCAGGTGGTACGCTTTCTATAACAATGCGACCATAATCTTTAATTCTTTTTACAGTTATGTTGAAAGTTTCCTCCATCATTTCAACATTGTTTTCATCTAAATTTGTTTCTTTATTCTCAACGCTGACAATCTCAACTTCAGGATCTGCCAACATCATTTGATATTGCAATAATGTTAAATTTTCATAAGACTCCTCTTTTTGCTCTTTGTCTGTTTTCCAATAATATTTAACAAAACCATTTTTTGATATTAGGGCATCTTTAAACATGGTGTGCAAAATAGAATAGCCTGTGTTATCTTTCATAAAGATATGATTAATGTAGTCTGATGCTTGTTCTGCATAAGCCACATCCTCTGGCCCTGTAGGCTCAAAGCTCACAATGTTTTCGCCTTGCGTGAAAATTCTCATCATTGAAGGTAAAATACTTTCCACAACTTCTAATATATCTTGTGATCTTACTTGTGACTGACCTTCAACCTCATTACCAAGTTTCTCGCCTAAATAAAATTTAAGTGCATTTTTTCTTTGCTTAGATAACTCTCCACCATAAAAACCAATTGAATTTGTTATCTCTTGCCCTATTAATGCTTTTAATCTGTCTTTTGTTAATTTCATACTATTCCTAATTTTGGATATTTAATTCTTGCTGTCCAATTTTTTGTTTCTTGTAGACCAATGCAAACATATCTAAATGAGTCTGCTGCATGAGAAGTCCAGTCGTGTAAAGGTCTGTTTTTTGTTTCGCCTTTTTCTGTAACTGCCCACCTATATTGTCTTAATGCGTCTAAACCTTCTTTTGTTTTTTCATAATCAAACCAACATCTGCCTAGTGTCATTCTTGTAGCATTAATACCATCTTCAATTGACATTTTAGGCACGATGCTTGTCACTAATCCAAGAGATTGTGCTATTTCTAATCTTGATTTGCCTGTCCCTATCTCTCTAACATTTGCATCGTGTGGAAGATAATGAGTGTCATACACATATCCTCTCTCATTAAGAATTGATGCGTAATATTCTAAAGATTCGCCAGAGTCTTCAAAATAATCAATTAAATGGATAGCTGATCCTTTTTGTTGCACAAACCATATTGCAGTTTTGTCTCTCATACCTAGATCCCAATATGTGTCCACTTTAATTGTTGAGTCATAGGGTACTTTTGTGACTCTGCCTTCATCATCAGCCTTAGCTAAAGATTGAGAATATATTGAACCAATTGCAGAACTCTCAAAACTGCACTCATATTCTGCCTCATAAATTTCTGGAGGCATTAGTTTTTTTGCTTGCTCAAGTTCCTCAGCATCTACAACTTTTGTTTCGCTAGCCTTAAAACTTCTTGCATACCAGGTCTCATCTTGGACTCCATGATTGTACAAATCAAAAAATGAATTGTGGCCTTGAGGAGTGCCTATAGCGATCATAAAACCTTTTCTGTCACTTAAAGCTGGTCTAATTATCTCTGTCCATAATTTAGGAGGCATTTGAGCAACTTCATCTAAGATCACGCCATCCATATACAGACCTTTCAAAGTTTGTGGTCTTTCACAGCCTAATAACTGTATTCTGCCACCATTTGGTAAATCTGCTCTTAACTCTGTTTCATGATATTCCATCTTTGGCAAAACAGATGTGTAATATTTTAAATAATCCCAAGCTATGCGTTTGCTCATTGAATAGGTTGGACTAATATAATAATAGCGAGGTCTTGGCAGCTTATTTTGTAAACATTTTTTTATAAGCTCATTGACTGTAAGGACTGATTTTCCAAATCTTCTGTGGCAAACCAGGACATTAAATCTTTTTAAATTTCTATGAATCTCTTCTTGTAAAGGTCTCGGCTTGTAGGGAATAGTTATTTTCATTGATAACTTTCTACAATCGCTTGACCTATGAGATAGGGTATATGTGGTACTACTGCGTTTCCGAGTGATTTAAGTCTGTCCACCCTTTTGGGAATCCCATGAGCCACTCTACCCACTCTGGGTTCAGTCTTCCACCATCCGATCCCCTCTTCGCTACTGCCACATTCAGATTTGTCCCCTTTCGTCGAAATTGACTTGGACCTCCATTCCT